CATGCCCTGACGGGAGGACTGTGAGAGTGTATTACGTGAATTTGGATTTATCGGGAGCGGATGGTCATCAGACTGCATCGCGCTTCAACGCCTATTTGCGTGATTTCAATGGCAGTGGAGTAGGGGAGATCTTACGTGTGGTCAACAGGCAAATGACATCGCCAATAAAGTTGACTAGCCAGTGCGGCAAACACGTCACCCAGCTCAAGCCAGAAGGAGGGTTGTTGTTCACCGGGTCTATTTTTACCACAGAGACCCACAACACCTCCAGTTTATCCATCTGCTTAGCGGCTAGGAACTGTCGCACCACGCAGGAGGTGTCGGAGGCGGCGGCGCGCGTCGGCTATCACGTTTCAATTGTGCCGGCTTATTGTGAGGAAGAGATACAGTTTCTGAAACATTCACCCATGCTTAATTCAAAGGGTGTGTTTGTAGCTGTGTTGAATTTCGGAGTGTGCGTTCGCGGCCTGGGATTTAGTCATGTCCCATTACCGGTCATAGGCAGACAGAAAGCTGCGACCGAATTTGTTTCAGGTGTTTTAAACGGGATGTATCCCCGTACGTCTTTTTCTTTAGTGGATGAGTTACGCCCCGTTGGTACCAGGAAAAGTAAATGGTACCACAAGGGCTTGGCTTTGAGACCACATAATTTAGAGTTGTCTTCAACCGGGGAGACTCAGGCCATTCAGCCAGAGTCTTTCTGCCGTCGGTACCGTATATCGATGGGTTATTATAGGGAATTGGAGGGCATGTGTAGCAAAGTGGGGTATGGTAGTGGTATCAATTCTGTTGTCGCCCAGCGTGTATACGATGTTGATTACGCGGGTTGGACTCCAGAATCTAGTGATTTAATTGATGAGTTGAGAGTGGTGGAGTTAAGTGAAGTGACCATCATATGGCCGCGACATTATCCTAGCCCTCCTCTATAGTACACTAGTAATTCCTGTGTTAGCTCACACAGACGTTTAAAAATTGTCGTCGATGGTTTTATGACCAAAGACGATTTAATTTACAGTAGCAGTGTTTTAATTTATTATGTTTGTTTAATTCATTCATTTATTATTCATTTCTTATAGCCCATGGCTTAATGGCCATCGGAGCTCTTACATTAGTGTTTTTCCCGATACATTAGTAAGTTATATATATTTATTACCGGAATACCTTCCGTTGGACATTATTTAGAGTGGACTGTCCTCACTCGCCACCCGTGTAGTTGAACGCGGGGCCGAAAGGCTAAGCTGTGAACAGCACAAGAGCCACCTACGCCAAGGTGGTTCAGGCATATGATTTGCCCCTTAATAATTCTCACCTCGAGGTATGTGAACACACACGTCTCATTCTTAACTGATTTCTTTCAAGTCTCCCCAGGGGAGGCGCTCACAGCGAGCGAAGATCTAGAACGGTGAACTATGCGTATCTCGGGTTGCAACGACTCGAGGATCGTTAAGGGGGTAGTCGGCCGATTCGTTGCGTGTAATATATAGAGATAGTCACTCATGCTTCGCCGGTGACGGGCGGGGTGTGACACTTATTGACACGCAATGCACTTATAATTTATAGTCAAGACACACCATCACTCGGCGTGGATTAATCACCCATTCCGTTTTATCACGATTCCCAGCAACACAAACAAACAACTTAACAAACAACAATCATCTAATTTATCGCGTCCTAAGAGCC